TTTCAGATGTAAGAGTAGTGTCTGATGCAGTGTACACATCTAATTTTGCTCCACCTACTGCTTCATTGACTGCTATTACAAATACAGAATTACTTACTTGTACAAATAAGAATGATATTTGGGATGCAGGTTTTGGATCTTTGTTAACTAAGGTAGGTAATGCTACAGCAAGTAACACACAAAGACAGTTTGCTACATCATCTGCAATTTATTTTGATGGTACAAGCGCAGTAGAAAATATAATTGATGCTATTGGAGATGGTGACTTTACATTTGAAGGTTGGTTTAATATTACAGCTGATACTTCCGGAAATTATCAAATGGTGTTTGATAATAGATCAACTCTATCTACAGGACCTATGTTATTTTATTATGAGGTTGATAATAAATTATATCCTTATTTAGATGGTACTGCTTTTACTTCTAATAATGCTATCAGTCAAAATACCTGGTATCATTGGGCATTAGTTAGAAATAATAATGCCTGTACTTTTTATTTAAATGGTACAGCTCAAACATCAAATGCCGGTACTAGTATTACTACAAATTTTACTAGCACTGAATTCAATATTGGTAGAAGTTCATCAGTAGGTTCACCAGCAAATGGAGATTATTTTATGGGCTATCAACAAGATTTCAGAGTCACAAAAGGTTTAGCAAGATATACTGCTAACTTTACCCCACCAGCCGCAGAATTTAGCGGATAGTTTAATTCAAAAAACATATAAATAGTCAAAAGATTTTTACATCGGAGACTATTTTATGGCAGTACCGAATTCAAGAACAACGCTTATAGATTATTGTAAGCGTAAACTGGGAGATCCAGTATTAGAAATCAATGTGGACGATTTTCAGATTGAAGATCGCATTGATGAAGCTCTGCAGTACTGGCAAGAATATCACTACGATGCCACGTTGCGCACATTCCTAAAACATCAGATTACTGCAGCAGATAAAACTAACGAATATATTACCATACCGTCAAATGTCTTGTTCATTAACAAGATGTTTCCTGTATCATCTTCATTTGGTACATCTTTCAACTTCTTCGATATCAAATATCAGATGATGTTAAATGATATCGCTGATATGCAAAACTTTGCCGGTGATTTGGCATACTATGAACAGATGCAGCAATTCTTATCATTACTCGATATGAAATTAAACGGTCAACCACAAATCCAATGGTCGCGGCACGAAAATAAGCTTTATATTTATGGAGATTTCAATGATGATGATATACAAATTGGTGAATATATTGTATTAGATGTTTACCAAACAGTTGATGTTGCTACTGCCACATCAGTATGGAATGATTGGTGGTTAAAAGAATATGCAACTCAACTTATTAAACAACAGTGGGGAATGAACCTAATTAAGTTTGAAGGAGTACAACTACCTGGAGGAGTAACTTTCAACGGAAGACAGCTTTACGATGATGCTACCGCTGAGATCGAGAGACTCAAAGAAAGGTTGCATGAAGACTTCTCTTTCGGTGCACCGATGATGGTAGGTTGATATGGGTCGTAATTTCTATTTCTCCGAAAAAGTTCGAAGTGAAATGGACATGTATGAGGACCTCGTTATTGAGGCTCTTCAAATATATGGACAAAACGTATACTATATTCCACGAGATCTAGTAAATTACGATACGATTTTTGGTGCTGACGCAGAGTCTTCATTTAATTCGTCTCATAAAATCGAGATGTATATTGAGAACGTTACAGGATTTGAGGGTGAAGGAGACCTATTTACACGATTTGGTGTAGAAATCAGAGATGAAGCCACATTTATAGTATCACGTCGTAGATGGTTGAATCAAGTCAAGAGGCATGATAGCGATATTACAAGTGAACGGCCGGCCGAAGGCGATCTTATTTACTTAACATTGACTAATAAGATCTTTGAAATCATGCACGTTGAGCATGAACAACCTTTCTATCAAATAGAAGATATTCCAGTTTATAAGATGCGTTGTCAGTTGTTCGAATATAGTGGTGAAGACTTCGATCTTATCACTACAGATCTTGATGCAGTTGAAAGAAAGTACGCATATACACATGAATTAACACTTAAAGCACCACGTAAAGCGGTAGCTACAGCGAGTATTACGTAATGGGAAGAGTTAGAAGTTTATCGTTAGTAGATTCAGGTAGATATTACTCTACCAATCCTACTGTCATAGTTGGACCACCGAATATTCCATCACAGTATGTAGGTAAGATCGATAGTGGATTTGCCAAGTTTGGTATCGGATCACTCGAACATGATTCTACTGATGTGTCAATTGCTGGTCGTTTTCAGGGTGATAATGATTCTGACTTTGTGATGCAATCTTTTTGGTTTTATTTAGATTCATTAAAATCATGCACATTAACTTGGAGCGAAAATTTTAGAACATATGTTAACGGAAGTAATAACTTTGCTATTACTTATAGGGTGAATGCACAAGATCGTGATTCGAATCAAACTGATAATGTTCAAGTCCGCTCGATTAATGTACCTGTGACTGCACAGACTTGGCATTTTGCAAAGGTGGAAACATTTAATAATAACTTACGGCTTGGTTTAGATAGTAATCATACAGCTACCATTACTATGGGTTCAGATTTTTATAATGATTTAGATCAAATTAGGATTGGTCGAGATGCTAATAACACGAGTCCAATACACAGACATAACGTTAACGGTAATTATGTCTACGATTCAGATTTGTTTATATCATTCAAAGGACACATTGATCAGTTTGCATTAACGATTGACAGTACTAAAACCGCATTTGATTCTGCTTTCTCACTATGGGTACCGAGTTCTGATAGTAATGACAGATATGAGAATAAAGTACCACTCATAGAAGAAAATTTTAACTATAAGAGAGCTACAGCACGTGCTACTATCGACTCATCGAATGGTGGAGTCAATGCATTATTCATTACAGATTCTGGATACGGATACGATTCTGCACCTACAGTCCGATTTGTAGGTGGTAATAATATAATCGATAGTGATTATGATATTGGTGATAATGTAAGACAAGCATTAAGCAGTACAACTATGCGTGGTGAGGTTGCACGTTATCAACTTGATTCTGATGCAGATTCGAACAGACATTTATATCTCATACATTGTGGAGCTGATGATGGCAAATACAGAGAATTTATATCTGATGTAGCTATAATAAATACCACAAATAATAGCGTAAGCGGATTAACAGTAAAGTCGGTGAATGAGATCAATAAACTATCAAATAATGAACAGAATACAGACTTTAGTTCAATATCTGATGACTTCTTAGATTTCTCTGAAGATAATCCTTTCGGCGATCCGGAGAATAACTGATGTTTGGAACTTATTACTATCATGAAAAAACACGGAAGGCTGTCGCCATATTTGGTAGACTGTTTAATAACCTATACGTGATACGTAAAAATGCATCAGGTGCTGTTATTAGTCAGATTAAATTGCCTTTATCATATGCACCAAAAAGCAGGTATATTGATAGATTAAGAGAAAACCCAGATCTTGCTACAGACGAAGATGTGGCGATTAAATTACCTCGAGCTTCGTTTGAGATTAGTAATATAGCATATGATACTACTCGACAATTGTCGAAACTCAGTAACTTCTCGAAACCAGGACCAAGTAATCTTATTACTAAACGTACTAAGATGTATTCACCTGTACCGTACAATTTAGGGTTTACTTTAAACATCTATGCTAAATCACATGATGATGCGTTGCAGGTTGTCGAGCAGATACTACCAACATTTAACCCGCAGTACACTGTAACAATCAAACCATTTGCTGATAAATATCCAAATTTTGTTGAGGATATACCAGTAATTATTCAAAATGTGTCATTTGCAGATGACTTTGATGGCTCTTTACAATCGCGTAGAACCATCATATATACTTTAGAATTTGAAATGAAAATATCTTATTATGGTCCATTAGAAGCAGAAGGAGCAATCATCAGAGAAGTTAACGCTGATCTTTTCTTTAATACTGCTGACTTAACTGATTCTGATAAACGAGTAGAAAGATTAAGTGTAACACCAGATCCATTAAATGTCAACCCAGACAGTGATTATGGCTTTAACACGACTATCACATAGGAGAAATAAATGACTATTACTTTAAGGTCAACTAAGGGTAGTGAGTTAACACATGCGGAATTGGATGGTAACTTCACTGACTTAGATACCAGAATACAACAGATTGATGTTTTTGATTCTAATAATGCACAAGGTTTAATCAACGCAACAGTTGCAAACTATGCAACATTATCAGGATTGAATAACTTAACAAATAGTGTAGCTACTAATACATCTGATATTAGTCAAATTCATACTAGCACATTGCCTAACTATATTACTATTAATGCTTTGAAGAATGTAGTTGCCGCAAGTGCCGACTTTGCAGATTTTCAAGTGAGGATAGCAGCGCTATAAGATCATGAGTGATTCGTCAGATAATGTAAAAAATGACTATGAATATTCTCGACAAACATACTATGATTTAGTCGAGAAGGGTAAAGATGCACTTGATATGATGATCGAGGTCGCTCGTGAATCCGAACATCCTAGAGCATACGAAGTTTTAGCTGGTCTCATAAAAAATACTTCAGATGTCAATGATAAGTTGATGGATCTGAATAAAAAACAACACGATCTATTGAAGAAAGCAGAAGAAGAAAGTAATCAACCGCAAATCGGTCAACAAACAAATAACGTGTTTCTTGGTTCAACGGCTGATATACAGAGACTTTTGCAGAATGGAGATGATATAATCGATGTCACACCAGAACGAGACGTATCTCGGAAATCCTAATGTAAAAAGAGATGGTGTTCAACAGGCTTGGACACCTGAACTATTGAAAGAATATAAGAGGTGTATGGATGATCCAATCTATTTCGCTAAAAGCTATTGCAAGGTTATTTCACTCGATAAAGGACTTGTTCCATTCGAACTATATCCATATCAAGAAAAGATGTTTGACCATTTCAATGACAATCGCTTCTCGGTTGTCTTGGCTTGTAGACAATCTGGTAAATCTATATCTGCTTGTGCTTACTTACTTTGGTACGCTCTTTTCCATACTGAAAAGACGATTGCGGTGCTTGCGAATAAGGGTGCTACGGCGAGAGAAATGCTTGGGCGTATCACACTTATGCTCGAGAATATACCATTCTTTTTGCAACCTGGATCCAAAGCGCTCAATAAAGGCTCTTTGGAGTTCAGTAATAATTCCCGTATTGTCGCTGCTGCTACTTCCGGTAGCTCTATTCGTGGCATGTCAGTTAATCTTCTGTATCTTGATGAGTTTGCTTTTGTTGAGCGGGCTGCAGAATTTTATACCTCGACATATCCAGTTATTTCAG